ATGTCACAGGTAATATTTCGATACCCGACACCAATCTCTACGGCTACTTCAAGATAAACATGGGTAGCCACAATATTGATGGGGCAGGGGCAGCTTGCTTTACGAATGATAATGTCTTTGATGCCGATATTAGCGGCTCAGGCACAATCAACAGCAACGCAGACTTTACTATCAACACTACAGGCACTGCGACCACAGCTAACATATCTAGCAAAGGTATAGACATAGCTGTAACTAACGGTGCCTCTTTTCACACAAAATTTAACACTAGCATCACCCAGAACAATTCACCTTTCAACGGTAACCAAAGTGGTGGTAACTGGAACGTAATCAGAGAAAACGCAGGTGGCACTACAGGCACATGGACAGCTACTGTTTTAGACGCAAATACTAATCTATCTGGCGTAATTCTTGGCAAAAACCTTACAGTAAAAAAGAACGGAACGACTGTAGCTACAATAGCACAGAGCAATAGCAACCAGTCATGGGGACCAGTATCTTGTGTCCCTGGTGACGTTATTGTCTGGACCTGTTCAGCAGGTATTGGTGGTGGTGGTACTATCAACAGAAACCAGACCTGGTCTTGGTCAGGTAGCCCTAAGATAGGTTACTCCAGCCATACGGGTGGCGGTAACAGTGGTGCTTTCAATGCAAAACAAATTGCTGTTACTAACAACAACACAACGAACCTAGACTTAACACTTCAGTCAGGTACTACAGGTATCAGCACTGATACTACAGTTGCTGCAGGTGCGAACCTGTCACTGACAGGCAGTGGTTCTACAATTTCGACATCCACATGGGCTTTGGTCGCCAAGATAACAGACCAGACAGAAAACGGTGTTCTGTACTCAGCAGTAGCTGCTTTCAACGGCACTAACACAACAACGGACGCAGCAGGAGTACCTACAGACGGTATAGACCTCACGGCCTTCAGTGGAACATTTAATAGGGTGATATAATGGCACAGACAACTTTGCCCATCAGGAGCTTAGGTTCTTCTGGTGTGTTAACTGACCCTAATGCCTATAATCTTCCTATCACTGGTTTTACCTCAGCAAACAATGTGCGCTTCGATGAAGGCAAGGTGCGCAGGTCTCCTGTATTCAGAACGATTAAAAGTAGTCTGGGTTTTGACCCAAGAGCAGCTTTTGGTGTCGTTCCAGATACAGGTTTTGATAGTGTGTTGTTGGTGTCGGATACCTACGCAATCAAAGAATTTGCGAATGATACTCTGACAGACCGTTCTGGCTCTATATCAGCAAGCACTGACCCACGCCCATTCACTATCTCTTCACTAGCAGATGTGGTCTACATCAACAGACCAGACAGAGTTCCTGTGTTCAGATTACCATCAGGCACTAACTTCGCTGACCTTACAAACTGGGACAGCAGCTGGCGCACAGCGTCCATACGCCCATTCGGTGATTTCCTGCTAGCTCTCAATGTTACTGAAGGCAGCACAAATTACGCTAACAGAGTGCGCTTCTCTAACTTAGTTTCAGCCAACTCAATTCCTGATAGCTGGGATGCAACTGACCTCACAAAGTCAGCAGGTTTTAATGACCTAGTACAAATGCAAACAGCTATTGTCGATGGTATGGAGCTTGGTACTAACTTTATTATCTACAGCTCCAGCGAAGCTATTCTTATGGAGTTCACTGGTGGCTCGTTCATATTCAATTTCAGAAAACTATTTAGTGATGAAGGTGTAATATCCCAAAACTGCATTGTTGAAGCAGATAACAAGCATTTCGTTTTTGGTGTGTCAGATATCTTTGTCACAGACGGAACGACAAAGCAGTCAATCTGCGATGCCAGGGTGCGCAACTTTATATACAAAGGTCTTAATCAGAAAAACTCAGACAGATGCTTTGTTCAACACAACAAAGTCCTAGACGAAATCTACTTCTGCTACCAGTCAGGGGATGCCCTGGTCAACTTTTCAGATACCGACAGATGTAATCGAGCTGCGGTCTATAACCTGAAAAATGGCACATGGTCATTCATGGACTTGCCTAATGTATCAGCTGGCAGCACAGCAAATATGGACACAGTAGCAACCTACGCATCTGCAACAGGTACTTATGATGGTATCGGCGGTAGTTATTATGACCAGGAAGACAGCTTTGACCGTCACACATTGATGGTTGGCAATACTGATACAGGAAACTCTATTAGCTCTCAGAAGCTGTATGGCCTCGATTTGGCAGATTCAGGTTCTCTAGGTTTTAACATCGACACAGAGGCAACTAAACCGCCTTTTGTTGAACGAACAGGACTAGACCTGGATGAAGTGGGTGAGCCACTAGATGGCTACAAAGTCATCACTAGGATGCTCCCACAGATAAGAACCGATAACAGCTCAGACACTAATATCACTATAGAGTTTGGTGCGTCAGACATTCCAAACAATACGCCAACTTACACAAGCACAGCGACCTTTGATATCTCAACGAATTACAAAGTAGATAGCAGAGCTGCTGGGCGATACCTAAGCTACAAGTTTAGTCTTACTGCAGATGACTACAAAGACTTCGAGATTTCTGGCTTCGACTTGGATGTAACAACGACAGGGCGAATATAGGATGTCTGTAAACGATAAAACCAATGTCGTCCTGAACGGCTACATTAGAGGTACGCCGCCTATCCTAAGTGAAGGGCTAGATAAGTACCTACAAGACGAACTTCAACGAATAGAAGCATCTCTACGCTCACTGCTAACAGCAGGTGTAGAGGTGCTAGATGCCCCTCCTGCTAACCCAGTTCGAGGGATGCTCAAATACAACACATCATCATGGGATGCGCTAGGAGACGGCTCAGAAGGGCTGGTTTTATATAACGGCACTGCGTGGGTGGATGTCTAAAAAATACGAGGAAAAGTAATATGTTAGGTTCGATAGCAGGGGCTGTAATCGGCGGTGTTATGAATAACAGAGCCGCTAAGAAAGCTGCAGCAGCGCAAGACAGGGCGACACAAGCCCAGATGCAAGGCTACACTGATGCACGACCATACATTCAAGATATGTATAAAGGCGGTCAGGGTGCGCTGAATGATGCACTAGCAGCTGGCTACTATGGTGGCCCTACCTATGCAGGTCTTAACGATACGCAAACTGGCGCAGTAAATAACCAGATTGGTATGGCAAATGCTGGGTTTGGTGACGCTCAAAACTTTATGAATATGGGGCGTGGCTTCGGACAGAATACGCAAAACCTATACAACCAGGCATCACAAGATATGCTCGGCAATGCTGTAAGCTACGCAACTAATCCAGATAACTATTCTGGTCTTGTTAATTCAGCTATGCGTGACAGCAGACGCAATCTCAATGAAAATACGTTGCGCAATATCGATATGAACGCAGCAGCATCTGGAAACGCAAACAGTTCACGAGCTGGTATTGCAGGTGCAGTGGCTCAAAGAGCTTTTGACGATAGACAAGCAGATGTCACATCAGACATTCAAAGTAACTTGATGGACCGTTCTTTGAACAGTCAGCAGTCACGCCTTGATAACATGACTAACGCCAACGCAAACCTTGGCAATCTCTATAGCTCAGGCTTCAATCAAGGGACTATGTCTAATGAGCAGATGCTCAATGCTGGCGGGATTTTACAGAAAGATTTGCAGAACCAGTACAATGATGACAGGTCGAACTTCGAGGGTAATCGTGACTTTGCGATGAACCAGTACACCAATTTCAACGCTGGCATCCTCAACAACGCTCCACAAACGCCAGGACAGGTAACGCCTAACTTTATTGACCCAACGATGGCTGGCTTTGGCGGTGGAATGGCTGGCTTCGGCATGGGCCGTAAAATTGATAATTTCTTCGGCAACAGAATTAATACAGGTGGATACGGGACGACTGGTTCATTCAGCATGAACCCATTCAAACCTTACACTGATAACGCTGGTTTTGGAGTTGGATAAGATGAATCAGACACCTTACATGAATGTTCCAGTTTTCTACCGTGACCAAAATAGAGGCCAGGGTATTTTAAACCCTAGCAATCAAACCAGAACACAAGCCCCACTAGCACTCGCACCTCAAGTGCCTCAGCAAAGAATAGGACTTAACGAAGGTCTTATTCGTACTGGCGGCGCGATAGTAGGTGCATCTCAAGATGGTGGTTTAGCAGCTTTTCAAGCTGGCACTGATATGTATGGGCAAATCCAAGACTATAATCGTAGCCAGGCACTTGCCCAATATAATGCTCAAATAAACGCAGATGCGAAACAAGCTCAAATTAACAAGCAAGAAGCAGCAGCAGCAGCCAAAGCCAAAAAAGCAGCCACAGGTGCTGTAAGCCCATATAATGCAGTAGTTCTGCAAACTATCGATGATATTATTCCAGTTTTGGATGCAGATATTAACGGTTGGCTTAACCAAAATTTAGGAATGGGCGGCTGGACTACAGGCACACTTGGTGAGTTGATGAAAGGTATCGGCGGAACTGGTGCAAGAGACCTAAACGCTAAGCTCGAAACGCTTCGCTCAAATATCGGTTTTGACAGACTGCAGAAGATGCGGATGGACAGCCCGACAGGTGGCGCACTTGGCTCTGTCTCAGAACGAGAACTAAGCCAGTTGAACTCAGCACTTGGTAATCTGGAACAATCACAATCTCCAGAGCAGCTCAAAGAAAACCTTATCCGTATTAGAGACCAATATGAAAGAGCTATTATTGCTCTGCAGAACGACTACGCAGCTGACGGCATGACTTTTCAGAACCCAGTTGCGCAAGGCGCAAGCAGCAGTGGAAACAGCAACCTCTCAGCAGCGGATGCAATCGTAGGATTTAGATAATATGTCAGACCGTGCGCAGCAGTACGCTGATTGGCTTGTCGCTAATCAGAGCAAGAAAGGTACGCCCGAATTTCAGACTGTAGCTGATGCATACACTCAGCTGAGACAGGGTCAACAGCCTCAACAACAACAAGCACAACAGCCTCAACAACCAGCAGCAGCGCAAAACAATGACATTGTCGATACAGCTACAAACCTTGGAAAAGGGATGTACGACAGAGTTCTAGCAATGGGTTCTGGCGCAGCTGACTTAATACCTACCGTCAGTAAGGCTCTTACAGGTGAAGAGATTGAGTTAATCGATTTGGAAGGCGCATCTGACTTCTTAGACAAAAAGCGTGAAGAGCTAAATTACACGCCTTTAGTTCCTTGGGAAGACGTTAAGGCTAATCCTTCAGCTGCTAACGTGCTTGGCTTTATGGGTGAGGCGGCAGTGACTTCATTGCCAGATATGGCTGCTGCTATGATAAGTGCACCAGCGTATTTCTTGACTTACATTGCCCCAATTGCAAACGAACG